AGCAGCTACGTAAGCGTTTGCGTGGTAAGAAAGGGCAGCAGATTATTTGTACCTTCAACCCGATTAGTGAAAGCCATTGGATAAAGAAAGAGTTTATTGATAAAGATAAATGGCATGATGTACCGATGACGGTTACCATTGCCGGCAAAGAGTTGCCGAAAGAACTTACCAAGGTCAAATCCGTAAAGAAGAATGCACCTAGGCAAATACTTAATCTTCGTACTAAGCAAATCGAGGAACAGGCACCTAATACAGTTATTATCCAATCTACCTATTTGAATAATTTTTGGGTTGTTGGTAGTCCTGACGGTACGTATGGTTTCTATGATGAGCAATGTGTTGCCGATTTTGAGTATGATAGAGTTCACGACCCGGACTATTACAATGTGTACGCATTGGGAGAGTGGGGTGTCATTCGTACCGGTAGCGAGTTCTTCGGTTCCTTCAACCGTGGCAAACATTCCGGTGAACATAAGTATGTTCCGGACTTGCCTATTCATATCTCTGTCGATAACAACGTGCTTCCATATATCAGTGTATCATATTGGCAGGTCGATTTCACAACTGGTACCAAGGTTTGGCAATTCCATGAAACGTGTGCCGAAAGCCCGAACAATACAGTTAAGAAAGCTTCCAAGCTTGTTGCAAAGTATCTGAAATCTATCCAATATTCTGATAGGTTATATGTACATGGTGATGCCTCAACAAAGGTGGCCAACAGCATTGATGATGAAAAACGCTCTTGGATGGACTTATTCATAGACACATTACAAAAAGAAGGGTTCGAGATTGAAGATAAGGTAGGCAACAAGAATCCGAGTGTCGCAATGACCGGTGAGTTTATCAATGCTATCTTTGATTGTACTGTTCCCGGCATAGAGATATACATTGACGAATCATGTTTGGTATCTATCGAGGACTACATGAGCGTACAGAAAGATGCTAACGGTGCCATTCTTAAAACCAAGGTCAAGAATAAAACTACCATGCAGACATATGAGGAACATGGTCATTTATCCGATACGTTTCGCTATGTTGTTGTGGATTTGTGTAGTGAGCAGTATATAGAGTTTAGTAACCGGCGAAAAAGGAACTTGTATGCTTGTAATGGCACTATTAATTTCTTCAATCCAGATACCGAATGTAAATACACTAAGAAGATTCTATATGTGATGCCGAATGTTAATGGGAAATTTGTCCTTATACAAGCGTTTAGATGTGGAAATAAATGGCATGTTGTTGATGTCGTATTTATGGATACTATTTCAACAGAAGATATACGTTCTTCTATTTTGTCCCATGAATCTGATTCATGTGTAATTGAATGTACGGATGCTTATTTTCCTTTTATTCGTGAACTCCGTTCTAGTACAAACAAGGAGATTCGTGTAATGAAAGAGTTTCCGGATGTAGACAAGCGTATTGCTGCAACATCTGATTACGTGAAAAATAGTATTCTTTTTTCTGCATCAAAAGTAGAATCTGATACGGAATATGTTGCCTTCATGAATAACCTGATGGATTATAATAAAGATAGTGAAACAAAAGAGGCCAGTGCTGTTTTGAGTGGGCTAGTACAGTTCGTTGTAAAATTAGGTTTGAATTGATTTGTGCTTTATGTATTTGAAAATAAATGTGTTATACTAAAATTACTATGCTCTCGTAATTTCAAGATTTTAGGGTTTTGGAAAACGGTTTTCCTTTTTACTTAGTTTTGCTCAAAAAGGAACCCAATGAATATTTTTTTTGATAATTTATTTGGAAAGAAATCTAAGACTAAAGGTGAAGTTGAAATAGTTACTTCATCTGAAAATAAGGATATAGATACTCAAAGTGGCAAGGCTGAAAAATGGTCAGTTGCATACATTGAGGACCTTACTAGTCCTATTGTAGCGGGTAGTAACTATCTAACACTATTCAGTACGATACCTGAAGTCTTTTTCCCGATCGATTATATTGCATCGCGAATTGCAGGTGCTAATTTTCAATTGAAGAAAACTAAGGATGACAGTATAGTATGGGCGAATAAACGAATGAATGGCATACTTAGTCGTCCTAATTGTTTGATGCGTTGGAAAGAATTGATTTATCAGCACCATATTTATAAATTGTGTACAGGGAATAGCTTTATTCGTGCCGCTATGCCTGATGTCTTTTCTACAGCTGAAAAATGGAGATATTGCGATAATTATTGGGTGCTACCTTCTGATAAGACTATTGTAGAACCTGTTTACGGGAATATGCCATTGTTTGGCATTGCCCAAACAGAAGATATTATTCGTAGCTATCGTTTGGAGTATGGTTGGAATGGTAGTTTGGAAATTCCTCCATACCAAATATGGCATGATAGAGACGGAAGTGCAGAGTTCTATTCAGGGGCTATGTTCTTGAAGTCCAAAAGTCGTCTTGCTTCCCAAAATAAGCCAATGTCAAATCTAATAGCTGTATATGAAGCTAGAAATGTGATTTATGTAAAGCGGGGTGGATTGGGCTTTATTGTAAGTAAGAAAACTGATGCTACCGGTTCAATAGCGTTGACTGACGATGAAAAGGAACAGCTTTTGAAGCAAAATTTTGAGAAGTATGGTGTAAGGAAGGGCCAAGTACCTTATGGTATTTCAGATGCAGATATTGACTTTGTTCGTACTAATCTTTCTATTGCAGAGTTACAGCCGTTTGAAGAGACTTTGGCTGATGCAATAAATATTGCAGGGGCATACGGCATCCCTGCCGTTCTTGTTCCGCGAAAAGACCAGTCCACATTTAGCAATCAGGCTACTGCTGAAAAGAGCGTATATTGTTCAACTGTTATTCCTATGGCCAAACAATTCTGCAAGGATTTTACAGCTTTCCTTGGTCTTGAAGGAGGGGGATATTATTTGGATTGTGATTTCTCTGATGTTGACTGCTTGCAGGAAGGCTTGAAAGAATCCGAGGACGTAAAGACAAATATAAATAAACGTTGTCGGGAACAATTCTCATGTGGGCTTATAACACTCAATGACTGGCGTGCCCAAATAGGTGAAAGTATGATAGAAAATCCTCTGTTTGACAAATTGAAATTTGATATGTCAGATGAGGAACTGGATAAAGTAAATCGAGTTTTTAACACTAAAAGTGGAGATGAAAAAGATGGAAGAGAAAATCAAAAGCCTTCAGTACAAGACAAAGGCAAATGATGTTGATGAGAAGGGTATCGTTACCGTTGCGGTGAACGGTATCGGTGTGAAGGACTCACAAAATGACATATCTATGCCCGGGTCATTCAACAAGACATTGAAAGAAAATATTGGCCGGATGCGTTGGTTCCTGAATCATCGTACAGACCAGTTGTTAGGTGTTCCGTTGAGTGGTAAGGAAACAGAAGGTAACTTGGTTATGGTTGGTCAGTTGAATCTTGAAAAACAGATTGGACGTGACACGTTGGCTGATTATAAGCTGTTTGCAGAGAATGGAAGAACCCTTGAACATTCTATCGGAGTAAAAGCCATCAAAAGGGATTCTGTCGATCCCTGTAAGGTGCTTGAATGGCGTATGATGGAATATTCAACATTGACAAGTTGGGGGAGTAATCCACAGACTTTCCTTGTGAATATTAAGTCTGCTACTGCCGACCAGGTAAAGGAGGCTGTTGATTTCGTTCGGAAAGCATTCTTGCAGCATGGATATAGTGATGAACGTTTAAAAGGATACGATATGGAATTAAGTTTGTTACTGAAGAGCCTCAACGGTGGTGCCGTTGTCTCATGTCCTCATTGTGGTCATCAATTTGATTATGATGCAGAAACAGAGCATACCTTTGCCCAACAGGTATTAGATTATGCTGCTGATTATCAGAGATGGATAACACAGGACATTGTAAGGGAAGAAATGGAGAAGCTCACTCCGGAGATTAGAACCCAAGTAATTTCTCTTATTGATTCTGTCAAATCAGAAAAGAAAGAATTTACTCAAAAGGGTCTGCAAGACCTTATGAATTATGTAAGATGTCCCCACTGTTGGGGAAAAGTATATCGTTCGAATGCTATTCTGCAAAACACTTCTGAAGATACCACCGGAAAAAATGAGCCGTCTGTTGACACTCAAGAAAAGAATGACGGGGAAAATGGGAACGATGAAGTAACGACTAAAGCCGCTGATAATGGCACTTTACTCGATTTCAAGAGTTTGAATAGCTGTTTCGAGAATAAATAACTTAAAATTTAAATTTTATGCCAATTAGAAAATTTACAGTATCAGATTTTAATCTGAAAACGGACGGCTTGCCGGCAGAACAGAAGGCGTTTATGGAAAACATCGTCGGCATGATGTGTGAAGTAGTAAACAAGTCCCTTGAAGGAATTGCATCACCGGATGAGGTATCAAAACAGTTTGACGATATTAATAAATTGCTGAAATCCTATGACAATGAGAAGTTTCAGCAATTGGTTAAAGACAATGAAGAACTCGTTGCCCAGGTAAAGACCCTTGGAGAAAGTATTGAGAAAATGAAACAAAAGGGCTTGTCTATGAATGCTATCAACAAGTTCGATGAGAAGTTGAACGAGATGCTTGATTCTGAAAAATTCAGAGATTTCGCAGAAGGAAAAACACGCAAATCAGGAGAATTTGACGGCTTCTCCTTGAAAGATGTCGTTTCCATGACTGACAATTACACTGGTGATTTGTTGATAACTCAACAACAGAAACGTGTTGTGACTCAGGTTGCCAACAAAAAGTTGCATATGCGTGATGTATTAACGACGCTGACAGCTGATCCTGCATATCCTCAACTCGCCTATGCGCAAGTATATGCTTTCAACCGCAATGCCCGTTTTGTAACAGAGAACGGTCGTTTGCCTGAATCAAGCATCAAGGTAAAAGAGATACAGACAGGAACTAAGCGCCTTGGTACTCATATTCGTATCTCAAAACGTATGTTGAAATCAAGAGTGTACATTCGTTCCTACATCTTGAACATGCTTCCTGAAGCTGTTTGGATGGCAGAAGACTGGAACATCTTGTTTGGTGACGGTAACGGTGAGAATTTGCTTGGTATTATTAATAATACTGGGGTGACTTCTGTAGAGAAGATTATCAGTACAGCCATTGTTACAGGTGCTGCCGGTGCTGTAAAAGCTATTACCGGATATAACGGTGATAAGGATGTGATTGTAGAGTTTGCAGAACCACAGGATTTGATTCTTGATGGAATGAGCATCACGTTCGCCGGTGCCGCTGTTCTTACAGAACTGAACAAAACACACGCTCTTGTGAAAATGGAAGATGGTCGTATCCTTATTCCTGGCGTCGCGTTCTCCGGTGCTGAAACGGCTACGGATAAAATGACATTCAGTGTTCATGAAGCCGGCTTTAAGAACATTGAGGAACCCAACTCTGAAGATGTAGTGAAAACAGCTTTCGCCGCAATGACATATGCCCAGTATTTCCCGAATGCTATTATTCTTAATCCAATGACTGTTAACGGTATGGAATCAGAGAAAGATACGACAGGACGTAATCTTGGTATCGTTAAAATGGTTGATGGGGTGAAATATATTGCCGGTCGCCCGATTATCGAGTACGGTGGTATTCTTCCCGGTAAGTATCTTTTGGGTGACTTCAACCAAGCCGCAAATTTGGTTGATTATACCACTTTGACACTTGAATGGGCTGAAGATGTGGAGACCAAGCTTTGCAACGAGGTTGTATTGATGGCACAAGAAGAAGTTATCTTCCCGATTTATATGCCGTGGGCTTTCGCTTATGGGGATTTGGCCGCATTGAAGACTGCAATAACTAAAGCGTAGGATTATGGATTACATACTTAGAGGTAACGATAAGGATGTAACCAATGTGCTTAAAGAGCAACGCATTCGGATTAATAGAGGGATGATTCAACTCATCCCTATTTCCGAATGTGGTCTTGTTACAGAAGAAGATGCCCGAAAGACATTGGAATGTATGCTTGCAGAGAAAAATGAAGAGATTGGCAGGCTTACTGCATCCATTGCAGAGAAAGATAAGACAATTGTTGAACTGACAGAAGAGCGTGAAACAATGAAAGCTCGCATTGCAGAACTTGAAGTACAGGTGCCTTCTGATGAAAAGAATCTTTCGGTTGCCGATTCAAAAGATTTGCAAGAGGAGGATGCCAAGGAGGTAACTGTTACAGATGATAAAGCCGTTTCCGTGGAAGATGAAAAGAAAACCGGGAAAGGCAAGACTTCTAAATAACTATCGCTATGTTGATTGATGTTTCATATTTTACGTCAGGTCCCAGGCATATTGAGAATGTTTCGGTCGCTGAAATGCCTTCGCCTCAATCTCTTGCTGTGAATGAGGTGATAAATGGGTATATTAAGGCATTTCAGCCCGAATTTCTCCGGAATGTTGTTGGTGTGACTCTTTCCCAAGCTATCACAGATTATTTGGAGCTTATTGAACGGGAAAAGGAAGATTCTTCAAATGAAGTTGATATTTCAGAAGAGAAAGAAGAACCCCAGTCCGGATATGCAATATTGTGCGAGAAGCTGTGTGAACCGTTCGCTGACTATGTCTTTTATCATATTCTTCGTGACGCAAACACACAGGCTACAATAACCGGGCTTGTCCGTTTGAAATGTGCTAATGAATATGTAGCTCCTTTGAAGAGACAAGTAAGCACATGGAATAGCATGGTAGAGAAGAACAAACAGTTTGTTGAATGGGCTATGTCGAATGATTGTCCTTTTGATGTGAAAATAACCAAGAATCTTTTGACCCCAATTAATGCTTTCAATTTATGATAGATTTAGATATAACAGAACTGTTTGAGGAGATTGTAAAGGAACTTCCAGAAGGGCTTGAAATCCTCTATCCAAATGGGAAAGGGGGAACTAAAGTAGTGAAGTCCCCAAGGTTGAATTACATCTTCGGTAGCAGTCAATATATCAAAGATATTTTAGATGAATACAGTAAGTCTTCTGCCCAGTCTGAAAGGAAGTTTCCATTGGTTGCACTATTCACTCCAATAAGTGAAGATAGAGGTGACGCGGATTATTTTTCAAAAGCAAAGGTTTCGTTAATTATAGCATGTTCTTCTTGTAAAGAGTGGAGCAATGAGATGCGCAGAACCACATCTTTTAAAAATATCCTTCGGCCAATCTATAAACGTTTATTGGAAGTATTATATGAAGATTCTCGGTTCGACTGCGACTATGACGAAAAAGTGAAACATAGTTATTCAGAAAACTATTCATATGGCAGATACGGAGCCTATACAGATTCCGGTGAGGCTGTGAGCGAGCCGATTGATGCCATAAATATACGCTCGATGGAAATAAAAATTAATAATCTTAATTGTAGAAGAAAATGAGAAAGATTAGAACGTGTAAGGGTTCCCGGATGAACACTGGTAGTTCTGCTTGTAGCATTGACTGGAAAAAAGTCAAAGGTGCTATCTTGACAGAACATGGTGTCAAACTCCCTGCTGATATAACAGGTGAGAAGTTGCTCGAATTGTGCCATGCAGACCGTCCCGGGCGTATTTACCCTATTTTGCCATTCCTGGAGTATGCCAAGAATGGTGGAGAGCCCCAAGTTAATGCTGTAGGGTACGGTGCAAGTGAATACAACGGGCTTAGCGCTCAAACAGACACCTTCACTTTGAAGAAATTTGATGAGGTTTTGAATGCCCAGCTTCTGAAATGTGCCAATAAAGGATGGGACGTTTACTTTTGGAATCAGGATAATATGTTGATCGGTTATAATGATGACACTGATATCCTTGCCGGTATTCCGATGTCTACTGTTTACCCGACCGTGACACAGTACCCGACCAGTAGTGCTAAGTCTGCGATGACTGTTAGTTTTTCACATGAAGATGTGGAAGACAGCCAATTGCACTTTGACTACGTGCAGTTAGACTTCAATCCCAAGAATTTCGTTAAAGGCTTGGTTGATGTTGTGTTTCAAAAGTTGGAGGCCGAAAATACTTACAAAATAGTTGAAGTTGTTGGTGGTTATGACCGTACAGAAGAATTTGGCAGTCTTATTGCTGATGGTGCTGCTGAAGTTATGAATAACGTAACTTCTGCTACATATTCGGATGGTATCATTACCATTGTTCCTAAAGCCGGGGCGGTTCCTTCGTTGAAAGCTCCTTCTGTATTGTATGAAAAAGGAATCAGAGGTATCGAGCAGGTGTCATGAAGGTAGATAATGTTACGTTCGTCGAGGTTGCTGTGAAGGGCATGACGAAGGAAGAGTTTATTAATGCACACATTAAAGTCGTGTGGCAGGAACTGAAGGAAGCTGACCGCAAGAAGAAGCTCTCGGAAGTGTACGATGCGATAACTAAGTAACCGACGGGCTGGGGTGTGATTACAGCCCGGCCCGTTATATTTTTACTGTATGGCAGATTTTGATGAATTACATAGAGTTATTCATTCCATTGCATCCGGGTTTGAAGAGGAATGTATTAGGTGTATGGAAGAACATAAGAATGTGCTCGTTGATTGCATTCAGGAGCAATTATATTCCGGTCTGGACGGTACTGAACATCTATTGAATCCTGATTATGATACTGACACCTATTTTAACGAGCCCGGTCCTTGGCAGAACCGTGCGGAACAATATAAACGATGGAAGGAGAGGATAACTCCACCTCTTAGAAGTGAGATGCTTTATTTGCCACCGCGTCCGGTTGAGGTACCTAACCTCTTTATTACTGGTACTTTCTATGATAGCATAACTGCCGATAGAATTGATTCCGGGCTTCGATTCTCAACGAAAGGATTTACGGACGGTAGTTCTATTGAGAAGAAATACGGTGAGCAGATTTTAGGCATTGGTGATACAGCTAAAGAGTACTTCAATATTATGTATCTCCGTCCCTGGATGGAACGTTTCTTTTCAGAATGTGGATATCGGTAGAAAATGGCTTGTAGTTGCGAAATAAAAAAGATGCAGAGTGAACTGGAACGTATCAGTGATCTTGCAAAGAAAGCAGCTGTCTTAGATGGCTGCATGTATGTCGTTTATCAGAAAGAAGATGGTACCTATGCTTTTGATAAACTTGGAGTTGAGATAAAAGGAAAGATTGTTGAATATAGACATTACCTGTAATTATGGCAGATTTAAAATTAAAAGATTTCGTTGAAGATAGTGAGATTCAAAAGTTGATTGAACTTGATAATACTATTGGTAAAGTAAGGGAAACTTATAAAAATGCAGCTATTGAGCTTGCAAAAGGTCTAAAGATAAATGTGGACGGCATCGCTGACTTGGAGAAGTTAGGTAACATTTATAATACTCAAGTTAAAGTTGCAGGTTCTGCATCTAACGAATTAACAGAGGCTCTTAGAAAACAGTCTGAAATAACCCAAGCCGTAAGCAAGAGGATAGAGGAAAAGTTAAATGTAGAAAAACTGTCTTCTGCTGAATTAAAGAAACTCACTAAGGCTAATCAAGATAATGCTGTGTCCTTGGAAAAAGCAGCTAAAGCGGAAGCTAACTTGACAAAAGCGCAGAATGTCGGTAATACTACTCGTAAGAAAGCTGTTCTATCTGAAGAAGAACGTTTAAAGATTATCCGGTCGGCAATAATACTAACTAATCAGGAAGTACACAGCCGTTCCCAGGCAAAGGAAATGAATAAGCAGCTTCAAAAGGCTGTTGATTTACTGAAAGATACAGATGAAAACTATATTCGTACTCTCGCTCGTCTCAATTCTACAATCGGAATCAATACCGATTACATAAAACGTAACTCTGACCGGTACTCACAACAGAAAATGACTATCGGAGCTTATAGAGAAGAGATTAAAGCCGCAGCGTCTGATATATTGAAAGGAAATGTGTCTCTTAAAAATATGGGTGATTTGGCAAAAAGTACTGGTGGTTATTTGAAATCGAGTATGGGAGCCGGACTTTCAGAGGTAAGGGTTGGGGTTGGTTCCATGATAAAGGGAATGATTGGAGCACAAGCTGTGATAGCAGGTATACAGAAAGTGATAAGTCTGTTTAAATCCGGGGTTAATTCAATTATTGATTTTGAAGCTGCAAATAGTAAGTTGTCCGCCATTCTTGGTACGACCTCTAAAAATATTAAAGAATTGACAGCTGACGCTCAAAGATTGGGAGCGGCAACGAAATACACAGCATCCGAAGCTACTAATTTACAGATAGAACTTGCTAAACTTGGCTTTACAAGAAAAGAAATTCTTCAATCTACGGAAGGAATTTTAAAATTCGCCCAAGCTACCGGTGCAGACCTTCCAGAATCTGCCGCTTTGGCTGGAGCCGCATTGAGGATGTTTGACGCAGACACCAAGGAAACTGATAGATATGTATCTGCAATGGCTATTTCCACGACAAAAAGCGCATTGTCATTTTCTTATCTTGCTACTGCGTTACCTATAGTAGGACCAGTCGCAAAGGCTTTCAATTTTACCATAGAGGATACTTTGGCATTGGTTGGAAAGCTTGCAGATGCCGGTTTTGACGCATCTTCTGCTGCCACCGCAACACGTAATATATTTTTAAACTTGGCTGATAGCGGTGGAAAGTTGGCGAAAGCTCTAGGAAAGCCTGTAAAGACATTACCTGAATTGATAGACGGATTGAAGTCACTAAAAGAAAAAGGGGTTGATTTGAATACAACTCTTGAACTCACCGATAAACGTAGCGTTGCTGCCTTTAATGCTTTTCTTACCGCTGCTGATAAAATATTGCCGCTTAGAGAACAAATAACTGGTGTTGAGAGTGAATTGGATGATATGGCTAAAACGATGGGCGATAATGTTCAAGGAGCTATTGCCGGTTTATCATCTGCTTGGGAAGCGTTGGCTCTGTCTTTTTCAAATTCAAAAGGATGGATGAAAGAGGTTATCGATTGGTTGGCGAATCGCGTTAGAGAAATAGCGGATTCTATTAAAGATATTGATGACAGGTTATCAGGTATAAGTAATACATCAGTTAAACAAGGAGAAGATACTTATGATACACACCTTTTGGAATTAAGAGTCACTTATAACAAGAGAATGAAGGAACTTATGGATGCAGGTGATACACAAGAACAGGCATCTTTGAAGGCTATGAAAGAAATATCCTCTCAAAAAGTCGAAATATCAGAGACCGAATTAAAGCAATTAGAGGACTTGAGAAGTAAAGCTTTGGAGCAAGGTCGTAAATATGGAAAAGAAGCAGGGTTCTCATGGAAAAAGTTTTTAGGACTTGGTGATAATGGTCTTAGAAATACCAAAGATGTTGATGATGCAATGAATAAGATGATTGAATTTCAAAATCAATATCAGATTTTTCAGTATAATATATCTAAAAAAGAGGCTCGTAATTCGGCTGTAGATGATTTTTTAAAAGGCGTACAAGAATCCACGGAAAAAGCTACTAAAACGACAAAAGAATTGACTGATAAAGAAAAACGTGAACAGGAAAAAGCAGCCAAAGAAAAACTGAAGATTCGTGAAACTTATCAGGAATCAGAACTAGCTCTTATGGATGAGGGACTGGAGAAAGAACTTGCTAAAATTGGTGTTGCTTACTCGAAGAAGATTGCTGCCGTCAAGGGTAATAGCAAAGAGGAAATTGCCACACGCCAGAATTTAGCTAAGGAAATGCAGGAGAAGTTAGATGAGTTTACTATTAAGTATAATTCTGATCGTGAGAAAAAGGATGTTGAGAACGCTCTTGCTGTTGTAAAAAAGGGGTCCCAGGAAGAACTTGATTTGAAATTGCACCAGTTGGAGTTGCAACGTGAAGCAGAAATTGATGCAGCGGAGAAAACAGGTGAAGATGTTTTTCTCATTGACGAAAAATATGCAAAAAAGAAACAAGAACTTAACGAAAGACATGCATCCGATCAGGTGCAGTTAATTGCAGAGAATGCAGCGCATGAGCAGGAAATCCGGGATGCTGCATATGTTATGGATACGCTTGCTCTTAAAAAACAGTTAGCTTCTAAGGAAATAACCCAGCAGGAGTATGCAGAACTTGAATATCAGCTAAAATTAAACTATGCACGTAAAACTACTGAAGCAGCTATTGATGCTTTGGAGTCCGAACTTGCTACTGCCAATTTGAGTACGGATAAAAGGGAGAAACTAGAGGAGAAACTTGCTAAATTGAAAGCAGACCTTGCCCAAAAAGAAGCAGAAGCGGAGATTGAGGCTATCAATAAGGTTACTAAAGCGGATGAGAAAGCTCAGAAAGAGCGTCAGAAAAACTTGAAAAAGTGGCTTCAAACTGCATCTCAAGCTGTGGGGACCATTGGAAACTTAGTCTCTTCTATTTATGATGGACAGATTCAGAAAATAGAGGAAGAACGGGAAGCCAATGAGGAAAAGTATGATGAGGATATTGAACGAATAGAGAACTTAGCAGAATCGGGGGCCATATCTGAAGAGGAAGCAGAAGCTCGTAAGCGTGCGGCCAAGGAAAGAACTGAAGCTAAGAATGCCGAACTTGAAAAACAAAAACAAGAAATGGCACGTAAACAAGCCATTTGGGAAAAGGCGGCTAGTGTCGCTCAAGCTGGAATAGCCACTGCACTGGCAATAACTGAAGCTTTACCGAATATTCCTTTATCTATTGTTATTGGTGCCATGGGAGCAATTCAGGTTGCAACTATTCTTGCAACTCCTATTCCTTCCTATGCAGACGGTACTAAAGGTAATGATAGGCATCCCGGCGGTACCGCTTTAGTTGGTGATGCCGGTAAACATGAAGTTATCATGTATTCCGGAAAAGCATGGATTACTCCTGATGCTCCAACTTTAGTTGATATTCCTAAAGGTGCACAAGTCTTTCCTGATGTTGATAAGGTAGATATCTCTAATTTTGATATGCCGGATTGGGACTTTCCTACATTTTCACCGACATATTTTGCATCTTCTTCCGGTGACACTATTGTTTTCAATGATTATTCCCGATTAGAAAAAAGGGTTGATAGAACAAATTTTCTTTTGATGAAGAGTCTTAAAATGCAGCGTCAGGATGCTTCTAACCGTGAATTTGAACTGTATAAGTTATCTAAACTGAAATAGTCATGATTGAAAGATTAAATCAGATAACATTGAATGATTTCATTGAGCTTTCATGCGGAAACTATGCTTGTTTGCTTTCGGGTCGCGAATTTGTGTCAGAGAGCACGCTTAAAGAGATAGCATCTAAATTGCTCATTGAATACAGAAGTATTGTTAATCCTTCAAATATGAAGGCTATGGTAATGGACAAAGAGGATATGCTGAAAGAACGTGCCAAACTATTGAGTCTTCGTATTTGTCAGGCTCTTGTTTCTCTTGGCTTTTATGATGATGTTCGTCAGGTATTGGACCAGCTAAATGTAGATACCCGAAATATGAGTGATGAACAAGTAATATCGAAGATTGATTATTTACTTCATTCTGCAATTTTTGAGCAAAAACGGAATGAGGAAAGACGCAGTGAGGAACATAAAGGAAGTAAGGCTACTCCTGAACAAATTCGTTCTTCTTTTGATGCTGAGATTGCTTTTCTAATGACATTCTTTAAAATGAGTATTGATTCCCGCGTAATTAATGCTGCTGTCTATGCGAATATCGTTCATCAAGCTGATGTTGAAATATCGATCAGAAAAAGAAGCACATGATAATATTGGTATTACATATATGCTGTAATTCGATTAATTTTTAATTAAAGCGAATTATTTCATACAGTCGTTTGTACATCTCCTTTAGAATCACAAACGACTTTTTTATGAATAAGAAAAACAGCATCCATTGTATAAATAGGCATTTATACAATGTTTTATTGTCAGAATTACGTACATTAGAGACGAAGTGTAATCGGATAACAGCAGAAGTGTCCGAGGTAAAAAAAATGATTGCCTTATTGCCCCCCGATATAGGCACTCTTATTAGTTCAATCGAGCGTTCTGCTAAGGAAATGCACGAACAAAGTATCATGCACCGGAAATATGTGGAAAGGTGCATTAATGGCGAACCGAAGATACACCTAATAAGGAGGGCTGACAATGGACTTTGAAAAGGAATTATCAGAAATATATCCTTGGATATTAAAGGTGGCAAGAAAATTCTGCTGTTCCATGCAAGATGCTGAAGACTTAGCCGGTGATACAGTTTATAAGCTACTTGTGAATCGTGATAAATTTGATTGTTCTAAACCGCTTCAACCGTGGTGCCTTATTATAATGAGGAATACTTATATAATAAGATACAATAGAAATTCCCTTATACATTTTACAGGGCTTGATATAGTAGACAGAAGTGCCACTTCTAACTGTACAACTCATTCAATACTGTTTGATGATTTGGTTTCCATAATACAACGGTGTGCTAAAAAATCCCGTTGTATTGATAGTGTGATGTATTATGCTAGTGGGTATTCTTATGATGAGATAAGTGAAATCTTGAACATTCCTGTTGGAACTGTAAGAAGTCGTATTTCTTCCGGTCGGAAGTTTCTGCTTCATGAAATTGGATATTGATGATCGATTAAAAGTGTATGGAAATAACTTTTTTCATAAATATAGCAAAATAGTTATATTTTTATTTGGTGGTTTATAGCAAAAACGCTATATTTGTATCGTCTTAAATAAACGGTCTTTTACATTATGAAGTACAATCAGTTTTTTGCGGAACTTACCGCAGCAGGTTGTTACGTTCTTAGGCATGGGGCTAATCATGATATTTGGTACAGCCCCAAGACAGGAAACAAATTTGCCCTGTCAAGGCACGGCAAACAGGAAGTGCCTACCGGAATGGAACGTAAAGCAAGAAAGGTTCTTTTGGGGGAGTAATCCCCCTACCTTTTGCGCTTCATGGTTGAAAACTGTTTTTGTTGGGGCAATGGGGTACGGTAATAGTGCCGTACTCCTATTTTAATTCAATAGATATGAAAGTAACTGTAATCATGGAAAAGGCGAGCGATGGGTATTACTCATGCTTTGTTGAGGAAGATTTACCCGGATTTGGTTTGGCAGGGTATGGAAATACGGCAGAAGCAGCCAAAGAGGATATGATGAAAGCGTATGAGGAAATAAAGGAGATGCAGGCAGAAGAAGGCAAGGAAGTGCCAGAATTGGAGTTTATCTACAAATATGATATGCAGTCTTTCTTCAACTATTTCTCATTCCTGAATGTTACTAAGGTTGCAGAGTTGGCAGGTATCAATGCTTCATTGATGAGACAATATACTTCCGGTGTGACAGCAGCCGGACAAAAACAATATGATAAGATACGGGTAGCGGTGGAACGTATATCTAAAGAACTTTCCGCAGCTACTTTCTAAAGATAGTGTACCGCTGTGAAGCGAGACCGTTTTAAGACAAAGGCAGGCTCCGTTCCTTTATATATGGGTTCGGAGCTTTTTTATGAAAGTATTAATTTGTAAATTGAGAATGCAGAAAGTCATAATTATTTTATGTTTTATATATTGCGTTGAAAAATAAGTAGTTATGTCTTGCTTTTGCAAAATGCAATTTTCAAGAATTTAGCCAATCGGGAAACCGGTTGGCTTTTTCTATATATTTGCTCGTGAACGTTCAAAAGGAGTTAAAATGCTTTGTAAATATGTACTTACCGTTGATAGTATTTCTTATGATATTCCCAAATCTTGTATTCAGAATTGGGATGAAATAAAGTTTTCCCGTAAACGCTCCGGACTTGAAGGAATAACTAGAACCTTTACTTCAAAATTCCAGTTTGTGGGAGAAGCCTATGATCTCATATTGGAGGAGTATCTGAGCAAATACCTGGCTTCTAATGCTAGTATCACTGTTTATACTATAACTAATTCTCATACTTATGAAGAATTCTTCAGTTGCCGGTTGGATTTCGGTTCATTGACCTATGATGGAAATACTGTTTCTATTAATTCGATAGATGATAGTGTCGCTAATATCATAAAGGCTAACAAAGGAACGCAGTACGAATATTCGGTAGATGAGATAAAAGATGTATATCAGCTTTATTATGATTCTGTAAGTATGAATTATAGTCAACCGCATACATTAGGTGGTAATACTGTAGAAAATGATGCTTCTTTGCAATATATTGTAATTGACAAAGGAATATATGTAGAAGCTATAACATATTCGCTTCCCTTATATATTTCAGGTGGTGAACTTCCGTCACGGGATTCACCTCTTGAGTTTTATGATGCACCACAGGAATCGAAAGATGATCCAAATGTATTTGTTAAAGCCTTGTCCGACATTGATATAGTATTGAATTTTAGTTTTGAATACTATATCAGTTATAGTGATGCGTATACAACTAAAGCTGAAATTGTTCTAGGTGGGCGTTACGAAGATGGTCGTTTAGTCGAGTTGAAAAGATGGGGGTATAATAAGGGGGATGTTACTCCAAGTAATCTGAATGAATCCATCAAGATTCATCTGACTAAAGGGCAGGCTTTATTTTTTGATTTGAAGGTAACATTTAACAGAGTTAATGCTTCTACTGGCAATATTTATTTTCGTAATTTCAAATTTGAGACACGCTTTACTTCTCGAGCTAACCCTATCTATGTGGATGCAATAAGACCTATTGATGTGTTAAACCGATTGCTTAAAAGCATGAATGGTGGAAATGAAGGTATCTATGGTGAAATAGCTTCAGGTGTTGATGAAAGGTTAGATAATTGCGTGATATTAGCTGCTGAAAGTATTCGTGGAATCCCCCAAGCTAAGCTATATACTTCTTATACAAAGTTTAAAAACTGGATGGAAACAGTTTTTGGCTTTGTGCCTGTGATCAATGGTGTCACTGTTTTTTTTAAACACCGGGACAAATTGTTTAGTGATAACAATGTAAAGGATTTAAACAGCAGCTTTTCTAGTTTTGAGTATAAGGTTGATTCATCAAGAATATATTCTTTGGTTAGGGTAGGATATGATAAACAGGACTATGAAAGTATGAATGGTCGTGACGAATTCCGATTTACTACTGAATATACTACTGGCATTGATATAACTGATAATGTATTAGAGTTGATTAGCCCTTACCGTGCTGATGTTTATGGAATTGAATTCTTATCGCAAAAGAGAGGCCAAGATACAACGGATAGTGAAAGTGACAATGATGTGTTTTTTGTTTGTGCCAGTACTACATTACATGATAATGGCGGAGTACAAACATATAAAGAGTATAGGCTTATAAGGAGCGGTTGGGAAATAAGTGGTGTACTTGATCCTGAAACGATGTTTAATACCATGTATTGGCAAGGAGGCATATTGCAAGCAAATGCCGGCTATATTGGTATGTTCACTAAAAAACTATCTTATTCTTCTTCTGACGGTAATAGTGATGTTGTTGTCAATGGTATAGGAATGAAAGATGATTTTAACGTTGAAAGTGGTATTATAACTTGTGGAGATGTTTCATTCACAACTTATAATGAAGATATTCCACCAACAGATGATGAAACGATTAAAATCTTAAAAGATGATCTAGTTTACGAGGGCTACATCAAAGAGGTGAGTAGTACAGTTGAGAGAAACGAGGGAGTGAAGTATGATTTATTTGTCCGTTCAATAACAAAAGCCTAGAAATATGATTATAAGCCCGTTTACCCCACTGTTTTTTTCTCCGTCTACCGATAAATTTGGAGCGAAGAGTAAATATGTGCAATTATTCGCACGTACAGACAGGATTTTTGTTGAATTGATTTTGACAGCCAAAGAGCAGGAGCCTATAGTTTACATTAATAATCTTTTAAGTAATATATCTACACCTGTATCATTAAGCTCATGGAAGATGAATGATGATAAGATTCTTTATTTCTATAACATTTCATTGCTTCCATGTGGATACTATACTGTAACAGTTAATGGGAATACGAGTGAGATTTTTAAAGTTACGGACGATGAATGTGAGTTATCAGAAACCAGCCTTATTCAGTATTCAATGAAAGATAATAAGCAGCGTCTTGATGCTGTCTGGTGGATAGATGGGATGCAATACTTTTTTGATTTTCGCGTTCCTGGTGGTTTCAAAGATAACGGATGGACGTTCGGTGTGGATAATGAGCAGTTCGTGACCTCTGATGAGGATATTGTTGAGCTATTCAGCCACGAATATACAACAGTATTATTCACGCTTGGAAATGGGATGGGATGCCCTGTGTGGTTTGCTGAATTATTGAATCGTGTCTTATGCTGTAATTACGTCTACTTTGATGGTGTTCGATATACCAGAAAGGAAAGTAATGTTCCGGAACTTAACCAGCAAATAGAGGGATTGAAGAGTTTTGTGTTCAATCAAATGTTACAGAAGGTAAGAACGATGAATCCAGTTTTGGAATGGAATAACCAGCTTGCTATGAGGTGTGTACAAAGCGGTGCTTATAGGATAGCAGATGATGAAGGAATGCGTAGTATCAAGTATGGTTCAGAAAGTGAGGTTGCAGAGGTCGGAGCATATATCAATATGACTAAGGCTATTCCTAATACTGGAGTTTCTATTAATAGTGATACTATGGTTACTGTCAACAGTATTCATCACCCAGGTGTTGATGAAAATTCATATTGGGATTTGATTGCAATCAAGACGACTGACATAGATAACAAGTATATTGGTAGAAGAGGTTACGGTAAACTTACAGTTAATGGACTGGATAGACTAAAGAACGATTTGGACAACGGTTCGATAAATTTGCGTGCTGTACTATATAAAGGAGATTCGTATACTAACCTCATTGAAGGGAATGTAATCAGTAGGGATGGTGTATGTGTCTTGAAAGGTATTAACGGTGGAGATATTGGTGCTCTGAAGGAGTTCCAACTTTATCTTGATAATGTCTATGATTGCGACATAGATAATCTTGGTATGACCATTGAGCTTGTATGGGTATATGAAAATGATTAAAAAAGAGAATTATGACAGAAACAGAAAAACAACAGATTATTAGCCTTGTGTTACAAGCGTTGAAGACAAACAGTCTTACAATAGAGCAACTGACTGATACAACAGAGCTATCCAAAGATATGTACGTTGAAGTTAGTGGCGGTCGGAAAATATCTATTGATTTGCTTTCAAGTACCATTGCTAAAATGGTGAATGGTGATTTTGATGCATTAGTGGAGAATGTCAATAAGATTGCAAAAGATTTATCGGATGGAGACGCCGAGTTATTGAAACGTATAACAGGAGTGTCTGATAAATCCAATCCTTTGACTGACCCATTTAAAAGTATTGGCTCTTTTACTACTATTGGTAGCTTTAAAGATAAATTAAAAACAATGTATTCCGGGGATTCTTCTATTGGGAATTATCGGTGTATTTTGTCTGTTGATTCGTCTAAGATTCCTGTAAATATACAAATTGAACGGTTGGAGCTTAATAAGGTTTGTCAATCATTCACTTCGTGTATACAACTGGCTACCATGTCAGACAATGCCGAAGGTGTATATTTAGGTACAGTTTGTACAAACTCACGAATAGGTATTGTTTCCAATGAGAGTGTTACATGGGGCAAATGGACCTCTGTAATAAATGACTTTGAGGAAAGGATAGGAAAAGCGAACGGTATCGCTCCTTTGAACGAAGAAAGTAAAGTTCCTTCTGAATGTCTGCCTGAACCGTTGTCTCTTGGGGAAGGTGAAGAAGAAGCTTTCCCCGGCAACCGTGGAAAGTCTTTGGAAGATACAATGAAAAATATCCCTTCCGATATAATCAAACCGGGTTCTTTCTCCGTCCTGTCTGACGCTTCCTATCTCAATGTGTATTTTAAGAAAGTGTCCAAAACAACCGGTAAAGAAACGGATGACAGCTTCCGTCTGCCTTCTGCTACCCTTGAACAAGCCGGCCTTTTGTCCGCCGAGGATAAGCAAGCCCTTGAGGATATGAAGAGCGGCACGCCCGCTGACGATGTAACACACCCCATCGTCATTGTTGATGAGATCCGCCCATTGAAAGACGGCTACTATACCCTTGAAACCGCTATTGCCGCCGTTGTATCTAGCCAGCAGGAAACAGGCATCAACTATGAGAGGACAGGACTTATCATTACCTATAAAACGGGTGAATACGAAATGGAAACCCGGCAGTTTCAAGGTGCGGTGTCTGATTTTAATGAGGTGGCACTTTGGAAGAACTTTGGCGGTGAAGGTTCGAAAGTGGAACTTGGTGATGCTCCCGAAGAGGGGGGCGATAAAGCCCTCTCAACCGGTGGTGCGTATGATTGCATCCCTGTGGACTTTTCTCTTGACACCGAGACTGAAGGCGTTGTCAAAATTCAAATGGTCAACGCCAAAGGCGAAGGTGTCGGCGAAGAGAAACAGTTTCTTGTCGGTACCGGCGGTGGTGGAGGAGGTGGTGGTACTATTGTGGCCATTGCTTTTGAATCCTCTCCCGTTTACGGGGCATACGGTTCACCTATCAAGGGACGTGCGGCTGTCCGTTCCGTGACCAGCGGCGGTGGCATTGAAACAGAGAATTCCATTGAAACGCTTGAGATAGTTGACCGTGACAGCGGTCTGACCGTGTGGGCGGAACGTGTCAACAGACCGAGTTCCGGTGATTTGACCGATTACACGTTCGAGCTTGACTTCACTTCGTTCTTCACAGCTGCGGGTTCCCGCAAGTTCAAGCTTGTGGCTACCGATGATTCCGGGAATACCGGAAGCAAGAACATTTCGGTTACTGCCGTTGATATAACCTGTACCTGCGTGCAAGTGTTGCAATACAGCCCGGACACGCCCGTAACTCCGACAACAGGAAGCGTTACCATCCCCCTGTACAAGTTCGCCAACAACCAGTCGGATAAAGGCATTTCCGTCCGGGTGGACATCAAGATTAATGGAGAATGGCATCTTCTTGCTACAACCGCCGTCAATGACAGTTTTACCCATTCCATTACCCTGCATCCGTCAGAACTGGGCTTGTCACATGGCAGCTACCCGCTCCGCATACAGGGAACTGATATAGCCAGCGGTGCAAAAGGCAATACCATCTACACGGCTGTAATGGTGGTGGAAGAGGGGAATGAAACTCCGATAGTGTCGTTACGGTACGATGATACGACCGGCGGTACAGTGCGCCTGTACGACACATTGAAACTCGATGTCGCGGTTTACGTCCCCGGCAAGTTGCAGTCCCATGTCGCCATATTTGCTAATGGTATACAATTCACGCAGCTTCTCGCCCTTAATACTCGTAGTTATTCTGTTTCACAGCAGATAAAAGGGTATGCTGACGGCACGGCGGTAACCTATAATGCTATTGTCAGTGCTGTATCGAGTGACAATATCATTGTTACTGTTGACGGATCGGCCATCGACGCCGAACTGACTTCCGGTACTATCTACGACTTTGATTTTTCGGGACGCTCCAACGATGAAGCAGACCATAGCATCACGTCGAACGGTTATGAGTTGAAACTGGCCGGTGCAAACTTTACCAGCAACGGATTCGGTACCTTCCTCGGCAAGAATTGCCTGCGCATCGCGGAAAATGTAACCGGACAGCTCAACCATTATATGTTCGGCTCTTCGATGTTGGAGGCTACGGGCGGGGCGATACAGTTCACCTTTGCGACCAAGAACGTGAAGGACAAGAACGCAAAACTGATGGAGTGTTACGACGAGAGTTCCGGCGCCGGCTTCTATGTGACCGGCTCAAAGGTGGGCATCTACTGCAAGAACGGCATAAGGTCGCGTGAGGAACGCTCCTACGAGCAGGGCAAGGAGATAACCGCCGCTATTGTCGTAGAGCCTACAAGCATATACATTGAACGTGGCGGCATCAAGTATTCAATGATATGTCTCTACCTTGATGGCGAACGTGTCGCGGCCCTCGGCTATGTGGGTGGCACCGGCAATCTTTTCCAGGATCGCAATATCAAATTCAATGGAGAGAAAGGTGACCTTTACCTCTATAACCTCTGTGCGTGGAACACCTACTTTGAGTGGGCGCAAGCACATAAGAACTACCTTGTCCGGCTTACTGACACGGAAATAATGGTCAAGGAATATGAGTTTGAGAATGTGCTTGTCTCACAGACCGCTGAAGGCACGACGATGTTACGTCCTAGTGCCGCAGAACTTTATGCGCGCGGTATTCCCTATATTGTGGAAGTAGCATCGGATGAAAGCTTCAATGAGTTTGACAACGGTGTTTCGACAAGCGATAACTTCACCGTCGACCTTTATTACTACGACCCCGTTCATCCGTGGCGTTCATTTGTGGCACGTGGCGTACGCAAACGCAGGCAGGGAACCACATCAGCCAAACGTTGCAAGAAAAATCCCCGTTATTATCTCGGCAAGGCGAAGGAGATTGTTCCGTTGTTTCCGGATTACACCAACGCGGACGCACTGCTTTCCTACGCGCTTTTCAAGCAGAAAAAAGTGCGTGTGGGCGAGAATACCATCCCGGTGGATATCATCACCGTCAAGATAGACTTCTCTGATTCCAGCGGTGTGAACGATTGCGGCACTTGCGACATGATGAACTACACCTACCGCTCTCTCGGTGGCGACTACCTGACCCCTGCCCAGCGCTTCTTTGACGGCACATATGACTTGGGTGACATACACATCGAAGGCTTGGAGATGAACCACTCGACCGCCAACCACCCGGTGTGCGTGTTCCGTTCCACGTCGGACACGTTGCAGAATGTCTACTTCGAGGCGCGCGGTAACTGGAAAGAGGACAAAGGCGAACAGACCGCCCTTGGGTTCATGAACACTCCCGGTTACAACCTCGGCTGTCTGAACTATCAGGACGCATCGTTTGTCGAGTTCTTCGGCCGCGCAGAGGAAACGCTTGACCAGATAGAGGAACGCTTCAAGGCTACAGACGGACTTGATACGGGTATGCTCTACCTGCTGTCTTTGTATTGCGGACGTGACTACCGCTTCATGCGTTACGTTGACGGCGCATGGAAGGATACGACCGGTTCAATGTATCAGGAAGGTGGCAAATGGCTCATTGAGGGTGATGTGCTGAACCCCGTTGAAGGTTTTGAACTACTCGTGTACCAAGGGATGTGTTGGTGGCGCGGTGTTTCTTCCGTTGAGGATATGATGAAACCCAGCTCAATGAAGTCAAGTTGGGTTCAGAAACTCATTGACAAAGGTGAAATATCCGGCGACACATTCCCGGCGTGGACATACTATTTCGAGTGTATGGTTGACAATGACCAGCTCGCCATCGACTATGCGCTCGGGAAGAAAGTGCCTTACCAGCTCTATGATATGCTGCGCTTCTGCAATACTTGTAACAAGGACAACGATGCCCGGTGGCAGGAGAACTGGCGCAATAATCTGCGTCTGCACGCCAACCCCAAATCAGTGATGAGCTACTACGGCTTTACCGATTACGCCTGCGGCAAAGACCAGCAAGCAAAGAATATGCAGCCCATGTGGTTCTTGGAGAGCGGGGCGAGCGTTACCAAGGGCGTCTATTCACCGAACGCGCTTATCATGTACCTTAACAAGATATATGATGCTGACGGTGTGAACGACAAGGACAATGACGGCGGTTGCGATACCGACCCCGAAGTAGACCCCGGCAAACCCTCGACGGATACGTATACCAACCCGTTTGCAGGGTGGAACAGTATCCTTTGGGTGTGTTGTAGGGAACAGCAGGAGGTGTTGCTTGTCGACGGAAACACCATAGACCTGCGCACGGTCATCGCGGCTATGCGCTCCTGCCAAATAGAAGTGGACGGTCAAATGATGAAACCTTTCTCACCGGATGGTGCTATTTATTTTTATTGTACCAAACGGCAGTTGGTATGGCCGAAAGTGGTCAGTTCTTACGACGGCTACCGGAAGTATATCCAGTACACCGCCACTTCTGATGCTATCTACTTCTACGCTCTGCAAGGGCTTGGATTGACATCACTTCCGGCATTTATCCGTACCCGTTGGCGCATCCGCGACGGTTATTACCAGACCGGAGACTTCTTCAGCGGTGTTCTGTCCGGGCGTATCGCTTGTGGTGCAGATGCGACAATAACCATCATGGCAGCGGCAACCGGTTACTTCGGTGTTGGCAATGACGCATCGGGCAACCTCTCGGAGAGTTGTTATCTCGAAGCCGGACAAAGCTACACATTCACCAACTTTGCCAAAGATGAGGGTGCATTGCTGTACATCTACCAAGCCGACCGGATGAGTAGTATAGACCTCTCCGCATTGACGCTTAGTGACAACTTCGATTTCTCGGTCATGAGCCTTGTGGAAACCCTTGTCACAGGTGGAGAAAACCATGTCGAACGTAGTATGGGTTACAATAAACTGGCGGCATATATGCTCGGAGACTTGCCGTTCCTAACCACACTTGATATCAGGAATACCGGAGCAAAGAGCCTTGATGCTTCCAAGTGTCCCCGTATTGAGCATATCCACACCGAGGGCAGTGTATTGGAAAACCTGACTCTTGCAGAGACTTCTCCGATTAATGACATCTCTCTTCCGGCTACAATGACAAGTATCCGTTTTGTCGGCCTTCCTGAACTGACCTATACCGGCCTTTCCGCTTCGTCCGGCCTGCAAATAGAATCTATGCCGAACGTTCAACGTCTGCGTCTTGAAACGTCGCCTAAACTTGACGCCATCCAGATGCTCCGTGACGTCCTCGCTTCACAGACGGAATCCCGTAAACTGTCTATGCTCCGTATCTCGAACATGACACTGAAAGCTGACGGCTCCGAGCTTCTTGCATTGCTTGAGTATGGCGTCGCCGGTATGGATGAGGACGGTAACAGACAGGATAAACCGGTGGTCAACGGCACGTACGAGCTGACTGTTATCCGTGAAACGGATGAAATCGAATCCCTTGAATCCGGCATCGACGGCCTTGTCATCCTTACCGTCATAGATGCCTACATCGACCTTATCAACTGGTTCAATAATGAGTCTTATGGCGGAGAACCGTACTACGGTAACGTAACGCTGGACAACATCAATGAAGTCCTTGAATATTATAACGGCGAAACTTACGAAGAATATCTCGAACGCTTCGCTGAAGACAATATGGATATTAATGATTTAATTAACAAGTAACTATGACGAATGAACAAAGCGCAACGCTGCTTCGCTTGAACAAACAGGCGCAGGTGGTCGCACTGAACGCCGTTGGATTCTCGGATATCACCGAGAACTCCCGCGCCTCTGAATTTGGACAACGTATCAAGTGGGCTGCCGGCCTGCTTGATTTGAATCTTGCCTGTAACCGCATCTCGGATAACTCCAAATGGTATTTCACCCGTGAGGAATGGGATTCCTTCACGGTTACCAACAAACAGTTGTTTATCAAACGCGGTCTTCGTATCCGTGCGCATGGACACTCCTTCGTAATTTCCGCCCAGGAGTGCTATAATGCCGACATGACTACCACCTTCTACTGGGGCGGTCAGGGCAAAGCCATAGACGGCCTGAATCAAAAAGGACTGGGCGCCATGTATGACTGCTTCACGGGTGAGGAAGATACTGACCTCATTATCGCAACTCTGAAAGACCAAAATAATAGTGGTGTGATCGGTGCGCCAGCTGCCGAAGCCGCCCGCGCCTACCGTGCCTACACTTTGGAAAGTGACGGTATCGAGGATGAATCCAACTGGTTCCTTCCGTCATCCGGTCAAATGCTTCTGATGTATCGTTACCGTGATAAAATCAATGAGATGATGCGTACCTTTTGGAGTAGTGACAGTATGCTGATGACTGATAAATACTACTGGTCATCAACAATTTGGGATACTAACTCCGCCTGGGCGTTCGAACTGAATACCGGGCGTATTACGAATCAAAACAAAAATTCAGCCCTTCTTCATGTGAGAGCTGTTGCTTCCGAATAGTATTAACTTAATATTATACAATAAAATGGATAAAAATATCGCCAGCGCCATGCTTCTGCGCTTGAATAAACAAGACCAGATAGAAGCCTTAAAATCAATAGGTTTTACAACCGTGAATGAAAACACCCCCGCAAGCGACATCGCCAAATATATGCAATGGTCAGGTACGCTTCTTGACCTTTCTTTGGCTACGCTCCGGATTGAAGACGGTGAACAAGTCTTTTTCACGGCTTCCGAATGGAACTCCATGAGCGCGAATAATCGCTCCAAGTATATCCGTATCGGCATCCGACTTCGCGCCGAATGCCACCAGTTCATTATCGCCAAAAGTGACTGCGTTGACGCAGGCGGCAATAAAACGTTCAAATGGGGTGGCTACGGAACTGACCTACGCGGCCTGAAAAACTACGGCAGTGGTAACCAAGGACTCTATGATACCTTCGACGGCAAGGAAAATACCGATGTTATAATAGAAACCCTTGCAGGCGTCAAGGACACCCAGGGAACTGTCGGCGCCCCTGCCGCCGAAGTTGCCAGAGCCTATAAAGCCTGTACGCTTGAATCTGACGGAATTGAAGATACAACCGTGTGGAACCTGCCCGCATTGGGTGAACTTATGCTTATGGCCAAGTATAAAACCGAAATCAATGAGCTCATAACTTCTATGTTTGGTAATCAAAATATATTTACAAACGACTGGTATTGGTCTAGTACCGAATATGACGCTTCCAGCAGTTGGGGCGTGAGCTTCAGCAGCGGCGGCGTCAACACGAACAGCCGCCAGATCGCGTACCGGGTTCGTCCCCTCGCCGCAATAAACACTTTATCCCTTTAATTCTTTATCCCTTAGAGAGTTAGCTAAATAAAAGCCCCGGCAGGGGCTTTTTAGTTTCACTTTTTTGAGCTAAAATTGTGTTAATTGCTTTACAGTTATTAACTTTGCGCCCTCTAATACATACATTAAAATATTAAAAAATTAACATGGCACTTACACAAGACCTTCCTATATCAAATTCGATGTATAAGCTTCTGAACCTTATCATTGATGCCCGGCAACAATTCCCCAAGGCGTTCCGGTATGAATTTGGTACGGAGTTGATGATGCTTGCCGTCCATTGTTGCGAATATATCCGTTATGCAAATACAGATATGAACCTTGAGCACCGTGCAGATTATCTGATGAAGTTTTTGTGTGAGTTTGATGCATTGAAATTACTGCTAAGAGTGTGTGAAGAACGACATTTGACCAGCCTGACTCAAACTGCCGAAATCTGTCTGCTTGCAGAGAGCATCGGTAAGCAAAGTACCGGTTGGTACAAAAAAACGGTTGCAGATCTCCAACGGCAAAACGCTAACGGATCGCAACAAGTCGCAAAGCCGGAGTCATAATCGCCAAGGGGATTATGAGTGAGCAATTAGAATTATTTATTGGGCATCCCCCCGGTGATGAGCCGGGAAAGACTAAGATAGCGGATGCAACGGCTTCCAGCAGTTGGAACGTGAACTTCAACAACGGCAACGTCAACACGAACAACCGCCAGAACGCGAACCGGGTTCGTCCCCTCGCCGCAACAGGTAATATAATCTATGACATACTTCTTAGCAGTATTTTCGAAGCATCCGAAGATTGTGCCAGGCAGAAAAGAACGAGTACGGATTGTGTTGAGTTTTATAATGATTATCAGTCTGCATTGGTGCGGCTATGGTATTCTATTATTTACGGTGAATATGTACCGGACTTTTCAAAAGTATTCATACGGACTTACCCTGTATATCGGGAAGTCTTTGCCGCCGCTTTTATTGATCGCGTTGTCCATCACTGGATCGCTCTTCGTATCGAGCCGATCTTAGAGGAACGCTTCCGGGAACAAGGAAACGTCTCCAAGAACTGCCGGAAGGGTGAGGGATGCTTGTCTGCCGTGCACTATCTGAATAACATGATAGTCGAGGTCAGTGAGAATTATACTGCCGATGCGTACATTTTCAAAGATGACCTGTTCAGTTTCTTCATGTCTATCTCGAAATCGTTGGTATGGGAAATGCTGAACATATTCGTAAGGGACAATTATAAAGGTGATGATATTGAATGTTTGCTTTACCTTCTAGCCGTTACTATCTTTCATTGTCCACAAAATAAGTGTATCAGACGCTCTCCCGTCTCCATGTGGGACAGACTTCCCAGTAATAAGAGTCTGTTTCATAATGATCCTGACAGGGGAGTGGCTATCGGGAACCTGCCGTCACAACTCATAGCCAACTTTCTGGCGTCTGTATATGATTATTTCGTGATGGAAATATTGGGATTCATGTATTATGTACGCTTTGTTGATGACTTTTGTATCGTAGTGAAATCACCGGAAGAAATATTGTCTAAAGTCCATCTTCTTGATGGTTTCCTGAAGGAACAACTCCTTTTACGGTTGCATCCACGCAAACTGTATCTTCAGCACTATAAAAAAGGAGTCTTGTTTGTTGGGGCGTTCATTTTGCCGGGTAGAATTTATGTATCTAACAGGGTGGTTGGTAACACATATAACGCTGTCAGGAAATTTAATAGAATAGCTGAAAATGGATTTGCAGAAGCGTATGTTGAGAAGTTTGTGAGTACGATGAACTCTTATTATGGCCTGATGAAACACTTTGCAACGTACAATATCCGCCGTAAAATTGCAGCGATGTTGCTTCCTGAATGGTGGGAATATGTTTATATCGAAGGACATTTTGAAAAGTTTGTATTGAAGAATAAATATAACCATAGAAAACAACTAATTAAACATATCAAAAAACATGGATCAAAAAAATATCTTACCGCGTGGGATTGCTAAGCCTATCGAGCAACAGCCGGACGGAACCTGGGTTGTACGTCATCACTTCCGGGTGGTTGGTACCAATGAGAATGGTGAAGAACTTGTAACTTTTGCCAGTCCGGAATATCCCGAGAAACCTACCTTGCAACAGATTCAAAGAAGTATTGACCGTTATCGGGTGTGTCTAACAATGTATGGAGATACAATTTCAGACGAAATAGAAAAGGTTGATCTTTCCGTGTATATGTTTACGGATTAATAGTTCAATCTGTTGGTTGTTTTAGGGGTGCTTTTCAAGCATCCCTTTTTTATTTATGGAAAAAGTGAAAATTATAATGTCTTGTTTTATAGATATTTATCATAGAATTGATTTCCAAGATTTTTCATTTTTGTAAAACTCGTTATTATACTCAATACATTTGTTCCATACAGAATATTTTATTAATAATTAAACGTTATGAGTATGGGTATAAAAGTATTGTATGATTGGATTTTGCAATCTAACCGACCGGCACACGTCAAAGCCGGGATGTTCGTCTTTGTTGTAATGCTTGTTTTCTGTTTCCTTCTATTAGGCATTGATTTCTGTAAATCTGCTATTGTTTCTTTAACGACAACCGCCATTGCTGCAATAGTGGTTGAGTACATTCAGAAAAAGTGCGGGTTCATCTTTGATTGGCTTGACGCATTAGCTACTGTTTTGCTTCCTGGGCTGATTACTGTGTTTTCAATATTGGTAGTAACTTTATGATTAATATTATGAGATGGTTATATGAGCTATTTAATGTAGACCAGATACGAATTATTTTCGTTTCGATGTTCAGTTCTCTTCTTGCTTATTTAACGCCGACTAAAGGTTTTCTTATAGCATTAGTTATAATGTTTGGATTTAATATTTGGTGCGGAATGAGGGCTGATGGTGTTTCAATTATACGTTGTAAAAACTTTAAGTGGGATAAGTTTAAAAATGCCTTGGTTGAACTTCTTCTCTATCTTATAATCATTGAAGTAGTCTTCTCCTTTATGAGCTTGATAGGAGACGGTGAGAACTCATTGTTAGTTATTAAGACTATTACGTATGTATTTTCTTATGTATATCTTCAGAACGCATTTAAGAATCTGATTATTGCTTATCCTAGAAACAAAGGGTTTCGTATAATTTATCATGTAATACGTTTTGAATTTAAGCGGGCTACGCCTACGCACGTACAAGGAATTATTGATAGAATCGAAAACGAACTAGATAAAGAGGAAAGATATGAAAATATTGATTGATAACGGTCACGGTAGCAATACTCCGGGTAAGTGTTCTCCGGATGGTAGGTTAAGGGAATACTCTTATACTCGTGAAATTGCTGGGCGTGTAGTATTTGAATTGCGTAAATTAGGTATTGATGCGGAACTGGTCGTGAAAGAGGAAATAGATGTTCCTTTGTCAGAACGTTGTAGGCGAGTGAATGAATATAAGACTTCTGAAGCAATTCTTATTTCTATCCATTGCAATGCAGCCAGTAATGGTTCAAATTGGATGCAAGCACGTGGTTGGGAAGCATGGACCAGTGTGGGACAGACAAAAGCCGATAAGCTGGCTGACTGTCTGTATGCTACTGCTGAAGAATGTTTGTTTGGAATGAAAATACGGAAGGATATGGCAGACGGTGATCCAGATAAGGAGAGTAGTTTTTATATCTTGAAACATACGAAGTGTCCGGCTGTTCTGACGGAGAATCTGTTTCAGGATAACAAAGAAGATGTGGATTTCTTGCTGTCAGAGGAGGGGAAACGGACTATTGTTTCTCTTCATGTGAAAGGCATTTGTAAATATCTAGGCATATGAAGTTTCTTCCGTGGATACTAGTCTGCCTGTTGCTTGGCGTGATCGTGTGGATGCAGTGTAATCCGCACGATCCGTCAACGGTCTACATTAAAGGAGATACTGTACGTATTCGGGACACAATAAGAGACACAATACCCAAACCGGCAAAGAGAACTCCAAAGCGTATCGATACGGTATATTTACCTATCTTGATAGATGCTACGACTGACAGAACCGTAGAAGGTGACTCAATTCCGGTACTTGTACCTATTGTAAGCAAGGAATATAAAACTGATAATTACCGGGCCATAGTTAGTGGATATAAGCCTAGTCTTGATTTCATGGAGGTGTACAGAGACAAGGAAATTATTACTCTTTCACCTTTACAGAAGAAAAAACGTTGGGGATTAGGCTTACAGACAGGATATAGTTATCCGGGCGGTTGGTATGTTGGGGTGGGAATAAGCTGTAATTTGATTATGTGGTAATGAAAAAAGAAATACAATATACTAGTATTCGTAGATTACTTCTCCATTATTTTTTATACTGCTAAATTCTTTTTGGATATTTCACATATTATTTATAATTTCGTATTTACATTTTAATCTAATCTTATGATGTAACTTATATAAATTATATTGAAGGTATGAAATATATATGTTTATTTCTTTTTGCGTGTATTTCAATAATATCCAAAGCACAAACTTTAATTCTATCAGAAAATGATTCTACGGTTATGACAGAATATAATGATGGGAATCTTTGGGCATATAGAAATGCGAATGGTTTTATCGTTGGCCTTACGACTTATGAAACGAAGGATGATTATGGAAAATATTATCGGATTGATGTTTTCATCAAGAATCAGTGTGATTCGTCGGTCATATTTACGCCGGACGATGTTACTTCTCATTTGCTGACTAATAGAGGAGATAATTATCAATTAATGGTATACACAAATGAAGCTTTTCAGAAAAAGATAAGAAAGTCTCAAAACTGGGCTATGGCCTTATATGGCTTTTCTTCTGGGCTTAGTGCAGGAAGTGCCGGATATTCTACATCTTATTCCACATCGTATTCGTCAAATGGTACCGCTTATACAACAGTGACCAACCATTATGATGCAAATGCGGCTTTTCAAGCTAATATGGCATCATCTTATCAACTACAAACATTGGGTAAAATGATGGATAATGATAGGGAAATAAAAAGGCAAGGATATCTAAAGAAGACAACAGTACATCCCAATGAGGGTATAATAGGATATATGAACATTAAAAGAAAAAAGGGAAAGATTCTAACTATAAATATACCTATCAGTGGTTATGTTTATTCTTTTGATTGGGATGTAAGTAAATAATTGGATTGAAGGTAAATGAAAGGCAGCTTATTAGGCTGCCTTTTTGGTAATCCTTCCTATCAACAACACACGAATCAACAAACTCTCAAGAAGGGTTACATAAGATAGTACTAATATATAAATGAAAAGTTCGATCGTGGATATAAAAAAAGTGAGGGGAACCACCCCCTCACCAAAGTCAAACCAAAATAATCCGAATTATGTCCGTATTATCTTGATGTTGCAAAGATACAATTATTTTTCGATTAGACAATAAAAATCCCTGCATCGGCTCAATGCAGGGATGGTGTCAAATAAGAGCTTAACTGATTTTTAATGATGTCTGATGAATCATTTCGCTAACATCGTTCAAAGCGTTCAGGAACGTTTTGAGTTCATTGTCAGTAAAGCGAGCCTTTTTCCCGTTGACTATATTTCCGTTAATACGCTGATATAGCCAGTTTCTACTTTTACCAAAATATTTCTTTGCAATATAACTGAATGAGATTGCTTCGGGCAATTCTCCAAGTTTATCACGTAATATGGCTTCTTCCGCTCTTTCTATATAATCATTGCAGGCATTTACCGTTGCTTTTAGCCCAGCTTCAGATGCTTTTTTGTAGGCTTCCTTTTGGGCTTCCGGTAGTTTATTATATTTATCCTGCATTTCCTTTTTGAAAGCTTCTTTTTCTTCTGTGGTTTTTAGTTCTTTGAATCTTTCAAAGTCAGCCTGCATTTCTTTTGTTGGCAGGCAATCATTCCAATCTATCATAGCTTTTAATGTTTGTCCCTCCCCGAAGGGAGGGATGTTAATTACAACTTTTTTAATTTCTCTTGGATTTCGTTCATCCGATCGAGTATGTCATTTATAAGCGCTTCCCGTTCTTTGGCATTTTCAGGAACCCCATAGGCCTCGTGAAATGAAGCGAGAAGTTTTAAATTCTCATACTCTTGTTCTAATTCTTTTTTTTCTTCATCTTTCATCAGTTAAACATTAAAATTAAGAACTCTTATTTGACACTACAAAGATAATAAGCGTTTGCTTATTATGCAAATTTTTAGTGATTTATTTTATATATGATTATTCATTTTTCAAGTTGTCAAGTATTTCCCTGATTGCTTTATCAGCGTGTTTCCTCATTATTGTGACATAGTTGAAGATTGGTCTATCTTCTTTCATTGATTGCCCGATACAGTATTCCAGTGTACTAAGAGGAATTCCCAAGTCATATCCATGTTGGACGAAAGATTTGCGGGCTGAATACAGGGTGAATTTATGCCTGATTCCTGCCACCTTGCCCAGTTGGCTGATTTTCCTAGCCAGCAGGTTATAGCAGGAGGTATAGTTCTTGTATTTCCCGAATATAATTTTCCCTGTATTCTTTTTCATATACTTTTTTATAATGGGCTTTGCTTCTTCGGGAATGGAAAAGGAAATCAGGGAGTCCCCCTCTTTGGTGTTTTTGGTCTTTTTTCGGATGTAGTTTATTTCATCCGTCCGGAAATCGTATGCTAGTATGTCTACTAGGTTCATGCCGGCAAGATAATAAGTAAGCATGAAAATGTCCCGTGTGACGTTGAGATTGTAATGCTCTAAATTTGCATCCCTGATTGTCTTGAGTTCTTCCACTGTAATTTGGGTTTCTCTCTTTTGGGCTGATGGAATCCTGGCTGTAATGAAAGGGTCGATATCGTAGGTAACGTATCTCATCTTTATAGCATAGTTAATGATAACCTTTAGCAGGGTTATGTAGATGTTGATTGTGGTGCTTGACAGCTTTGTCTTTTTGAGCCATGATATGTACTGGTTCATTCTGATAGGGGTAATATGTTCCATGAGAGAACCGTTCCCGATGAATTGCATAAACTTGTTTGTGGCTAGCCGATAGAGTTTGTATGTCTTGGTACGTTCTTCTTCATCTATTTGGGACAGATATTCATCCACGATATCCTCGAACTTACGATGCTTTTCTCCGTTTAACGGGTTAGTTATCATTTTGACTAATTGCGTGCACGTGAGCGAATCAGGGTAGTCCAGTTCCATGTATCGCTTGAAATAAAGGTTGTATAGCTGTTGTAATTTTGTATTGAGAAAATCCTTGTCTGGACGGTGTACTATTTTACCGTTCTTAAACTCGTTTTCCCTTACCACTATATCCGTGGTGATGAATCTCGTTTCAGAGTTGTGTGCGACTCGAATTCTTATTTTGTGTGTCCCGTCTGATAACCTTTTTGCGGGAACTATTACCAATGTTAATGTAGCCATAATTTGTGTTTTTAGGGTAAAAATGGCGTTTTCGACCATTATTTTTTTAACATCCTATTGTAATTTACTTATAATCAGATTCTAATCGGGGAATTTTCCGACCATAATCCGACCATTTTATAGCGTCAAAAGTGACGTTTTTGCTCTCTATTATAGACTACTAATTGATAGGAAAAATAGTTCGATTGTGTTTTTAATATGCTGTATATCAATAAGATAAAAATCGGAAGCTCATGCTCGCTCGCAGGCTTCCGATCAACACAAAAACTAAACTAGACTTAACTAAACTATTCTATTCTTGGAATTTCACAATCCCTTT